ATCAAGCGTCTCATTTGGAGTTTCTTGCAGCTTACTGAGGAAGAAATAGCTGCTGGTGTTCTTCCAAAGAACAGGACATTCAACGGTCGCGACCTTAACGGGTTCATACAGAATCTCATTCAATATGAACGACACATGTCTGCAGTGGGCGGAACGCTCGTTGTAGAGGCAGACCCTGCTGAGGAGCAGTTCTGGTCTGAAGAGCCGCCAACACGCCCAGCATTGACAGTGGCGAGCGCAGCGTCAACCTGCGAACTTCGAGAAAGGTTGCGTGCTATAGATGATGCATATGAGCTCGCAATGGACGACTCGAGTGAAACGTGCCAGCAAAAATAGCTGAACTACTCTCTGATGCTAAGAAACGTGCGCATCTTCTTGACAAGCACACGTTCATTAGCAAATTGACAATTGTGAACAAGCAAGGGCGCAAAATATCATTGCGTCCAAATGATGAACAGTTGCAAATAATCGAGGCTCTTGATGGTGAACGTGATGTTCTCATCTTTAAAGGCAGACAAATCGGCTCATCAACGATTTGTTGCGCATACATGTTCTGGCGCATCTACACATCAACAGAGCCAATAACGTTTGCAACGATGAGCCACAAGACAAGTAGCTCAAAGCACCTGCTGAACATTGTCAAGACATTCCACACCCAGCTACCAGCAGCGTTGCAAAGAGAAATTTCTGTTGACAACGGTCTTGAATTTCGCTTCGCTGACACAAACGCTGGTATTATTGCTGTGTCAACTGAGGGACGAGGTGGATTGCGTTCTTTCTCTTGCAACTTTTGTCACATCAGCGAGTTTGCATTTGCTGACAAACCAGACGAGCTGAAGGCAACAGCTGTCTCTGCTCTCAATGGCGGCAAGCTTGTAATTGAGACAACCGCGAACCACTGGGGCGACGGTCTACAAAAAGAATGGAGCAGAGCAGAGCGTGGCGAGGCCAACTGGAACCGCGTCTTCTTCCCTTGGTTCCTGCATGCAGAGTATCGTCTAAAGCCGCCAGCTGGGACAGTCTGGCGTAACGATGAGATTGCAGTGAGAGACAGGTGGGCGCTAGATGATGAGCAACTCCAATGGCGTCGTGTCCAAGTTGGAAAGCTCACACTAGAGAAGTTTCGCCGTGAATACCCAGCAAGCGTTGATGAGGCATACACTGTCGCAGGCTCGACTTACTTTAAAGAAGACGACTTCGCAGATGTTGAAATACTTAACGTCGAAAATGCATACTGGACATCTTATAGTGAGCCAGACAACTCTGATGCGTATGCAGTCGGTGTTGACGTGTCTGCTGGCGTTGGCAAAGATTACTCAGTCATCTATGTCATGTCAAAGATGCTAAATTCACCTGTTGCAGTGTGGAGAAGCAACACAATAGAGCCAATAAATCTTGCTGAACAAATAATTGACATTGCGACGCAGTGGAACAACGCGAAGGTTCTTGTCGAGAGCAACAACGTAGGCGCTGTTGTGCTCAATGAACTACGTCATGCCGGATATTCAAATCTCTGGAAGTTAGACGGTAAGGACTGGGTGACAACATTAAAATCAAAGACAGAGATGTTTGAGCGTTTAAGAGGCGACATCAAGTCAGGTAAGATACGTCACATTGATAAATTAACTTACAACGAACTTCGAGCAATAACAGTCTCAGAGCGTAACCACATCGAGCTTGGCAGAACTGACGGTGCTCACAGTGACAATGCAGTCGCGCTCGCATTGGCTAACACATGTCTAGACAGCGTTAGACTTTCAGAACGTAGTTTTCTTCCAGACTGGATTCGTAAGCAAAAGGCAAATAAAATAGTTGGAGAATGGGGTGCAAGAGTCTCACAATCTAGACGATATGATATAGATAGATAGAGGATATCGGAAGCAAAATGAGCTCAACTGAAATTGTTAAGATGGTTCGTCTACTGCACAATGAGCACGTAGACTATTGGAAGAGTAAGTCCTCTGAAATGAGAAAGTATAGCGACGTCTACCAAACAAAGTTCTGGAGGTCGAGCGCATCAAGCGCGAATGACTCAATGATTCGCGTTGAGACGCCTGATGGCTATGTATTTATCGAAGGCTATATCGCAAGTCTTTTTAGCAAGGCTCCTGCTGTCGTCATCGGCGCAGATATTGCTGCAAGCACTGGAAACCCCGATGCAGCGCAAGCGATTGCAAATCGCTGGCTGTTTGAAAAGCGTGAGCCGATTGTGATGGCATCAAGACTTGCTCTCATTTACGACTACTCAGCTCTGAAGATTATTCCAAGAGAGAGCTCAGACATACTAGAGCGTGCTGACATCATCAGTATTCCGCCTTGGGAGGTGCTCGTTGACAGAGAGGCAACATCTCCGAAGTCAGCGCGCTGGTGTGGTCATGTCTATTACATGAACATGACTGAGGCAAAGAAGCGATGGGGCAACAAGAAGTTTGTTGCAGAGCCAAAGAACGACTACTTCGGTGTTGACGACAAGAGGTCGGGCTCAAAACGAACCGCAATGGACTCGCTGCCAGATGCATATCTCTACATCAAAGTTGTGGAGTTCTATGACTTCGTCTCTGACAAGCTAGTCTTCTGGTCTCCAAATTGGAAACTGGGCGAGGAGGTTCTTGAAGTCGATGACATCCCACTTCGCACATATGATGAACGCCCAGTCTGCCCGATTATTCCGCTCTACTACTCGCGAATTCCAGACCGTCCAATGGACGGCATCTCAGCTATGTCTCGTGTATATGACCAGCTCAATGAAAAGAACATTCTACGAACATATTGGGCAAACTCTGTTCGTCGTGATAGCCGTCAATATCTTTACAAGTCTGGTAAGATAGATGAAGAGGCGCTCGCAAAGATAACTGCTGGTGTCGACGGTGCAATGATTCCGATTGATGGTGACGACCTCAGCATTATTAGAGAGGTTCAGGTCACGCCAAACAGCACAAACTTCGACAGATACGCGATTTCAATTGAGAGTGACCTAAACAAGGGCTCAGCATTATCTACATTCCAAGGTGAGCCCACCAAAGCGACTGCAACAGAGATAACTGCTATTGCAAATTACGCAGAAAATGATATCGGTAGAATGGCTCGTGAACGTGACGCTCTCATTGAGAGTGTCGTGCTGACATATCTTCGAACAATCTCTCTATTGTCAGAAGACGGCGATAACAGCGTCGTTGAAGTAAACGGTGTGGGCGTCGTCGTTGGACCTGAAGACCTCGACGCAAAGTTTAGAATTAACGCACTTGACCAGGGTAGCCAGCCGCTCGCAGACGCTGTCAAGAAACAAAACCTTATTGCGTTACTTCCTACTTTGCAGTCGCTGGGTGTCCCGGGTCCGACGATTCTGGATGAAATCGTCCGCGCATATGAGCTGCCGAAGAGCTTTATTGCTGCTGCGAAGAAGGCGCTACAAGACGCCCAGTCACCTGCTGTCGTCGCACCCTCAAGCTCAGTCGCGAAAAATTTAGAAGGTGGGCCGACAGAGCAGCCTAAACAAATTTCAGAAAATCTCTAACGAGCGTAATATTTACATTTACGAGGTGCACAATTCCACTCTACGAATATCGTGTCTATGAAGCAGACGGCACGCCAACAAACAAGATAATCGAACATCTTTGTAAGATAGCTGATAAACCTGCAAGACTCGTTAGCGCTAACGGTAGTTACGCTCTACCAATTGTTTCGATTATAGCCAAGACCCCTGGTCGTTGGCACAGCAATTGGAGCGAGGGCATGTCACACAACATGTATTCAATTGCGCTTGGTAAGAAGGTTGCAAATGTCTATGAAGAGGCGAAAGAGATGAATCGCCGCGGGTTTGTCAATGAAACAGATTTGCGCAAAGATTTCGTCGAAGACACAGAATCTAGACTTGCAGAAAAATGGAAGAAGCAAGAAGATATAAGCAACGAATATAAAGCTGCTTGTAAGATAATGTCAGAAGAAGAAGCATCAGCGCAAGTCTTCTCTGGGCGTCGCTGTTTGAGCGGCGAATTCGATGATGTTTATGATGAAAGAACAGCGATTAAGCTTTAGGAGATGAAATGAAACCTATGAAGAGCGTCATGTCAATGGGTCGTAAAGAAGCATCACCTGTTCCAAGCGCAGAAGATGCTCAAATGGCAGAAGAAGAAATGTATTCTACAGTTGCGCCGCAAGGTGTTTACACATCGTCAGGTCTTGCAGCGATTGTCGCTGCAACAAACAAACTTCTACCACTGTTTGGTCAGGAACCGACTTATCCAAAACTTTCTGGTAAGCTAAAGGTTCTTCCCACTGACTTCGTCAGAATTCTTAGTATGTTCAAGTCTGCGATTGATGATGCTATTGCAGAAGAAGAAATCGATGCAGAGATGTCATTCGATTTGAGCGACATCACAGACGATGCATCATTAATATTTCTCGCTGGAAAGATTTCAAGACTTGCAAAAGACAAGATGTTCAAGAAGTTTCTTAGTTCACCTCCTAAGAAAGAGACTGGTGCGACTGAGGCGGGCGAAGATGCTGGGATGTCTGAAGAAGAGACACCAAGCAGCGACGCAACAGACCAATTGTTCATGAGCAGAATGTAAGCAAAGAGGAGACACAAATGGAACCAACCGAGACCGTTGAAATTGACGACACCTCGGTCAACGCAGATGATGCAGTGACCGAGACACCCAGCGCTGAAGCAGAGCTGGACCTCACAATCGACCAGCTCATTCAGATGAATGAGCAGGACTTCCCTGAGTTTAAGGATGACGCAAGTCACAAGGGCATGAAGCCTCTTCATGAGTGGATGAAGCATGTCCCAGAGGACGTCAGAAAGCATCTAGCAAACGTGCGAGCAGATTATAGCAGAAAGACAGCAGCTCTCGCAGCTGAGCGTCAAGAGCTAGAGAAGGTTCGTGCTGAACTCTATTCAACTCGCGAAGGCGTCATATCAGGCCCTCTAACAAAGATTGTTGGCAACATCGACACTGAGGCGAAGTATGACTTGTTTGACGAAGATGGGATGAAGAGCGAAATTCAGCGTCAAGCAGCACTTATGTTGCAGCAAATGCTCAAGCCAGCGCAAGAAGAGCTTGCTGCGCAGCAGCGCAGAGCCCAGCTTGAAAGTTTTAGAACAGAGAACCCAGAGCTTACCTCTGACGAGTATCGCCTTCCAATCGCGAAGCTGTTAAGTGAACGCCCAGAGCTAAAGCTCGAGGATGCATTCTACATTGTAAAAGCAAAGGTGACATCGCAAAAGGCATCTGCTGTTATCGCTCAGAAGAATGCTCAAAAGCAGAGCAGGGTTCAAACTCTTTCAAAGACATCAGCTGGGACGACACAAGCACCGACTGGTGAACCTCGCTTCAAGGACGCTTGGGAGGCTTACAACTGGCATCTGTCAAAAACTAAAAAATAGTTAACATGGTCATATCTTTAGCACACAACTCGTAGATATAAATAAATAAAGTCGCAGCCTCTCCCGGACGCTAAGTCAACCCGCAAGGCCACTGTCTTAGAAACTGGTGAAGGAATAGAACCTGCATCTTGCAGACAATCTACGTTAAGTTAGTTAGACAAAACTTCAACATTACAAGGTGCGTTTTCATCATGGCTGTTTCAAACGATTTGCTCAGTTCAACCCTATACAGCATTAGAGATAATGCTATTGACACTCTTTACAAGCAGACTGCATTTCTGGACGGCGCACGCAAGTTTGGTGGCGTCGAAACAGAGGACGGCGGCACAAAGCTGCAGCGTCCACTTGCTATTGCGACGCATGCTGGCATCACGCAGTTCACAACTGGTTATGAGGCGTATAGCCTCGCTGTGAATGATGTTCTGCGCGCAGCTTCTTATGACTGGTGTGACTTCGGAACTTCAATCTCGATGAGCAGAAAAGATGAGCTAGAGAATGCAGGTGCGAAGGGCGTCATCAAAATTCTTCAAACGAAGACAACTGTGCAGATGAATATGCTACGCAGAGAGCTCAATCAGCAAATCTTGCGCGGAAACTCTACTTCTCTTACAGGTATGAACACTCTCAACGGCGACACTGCGGGTGGGCCGGGATTCATCGAACCTGAGATTGCAGCAAACCAGACGAACGTCGTCGGTGGAATCAGCAAAGTCACTTACCCAGTTGACGGTTGGCGCAATCAGTTCTTCGATGTCGCTGGTGCATTTGGGAGCAACGGTCTTAAGGGGCTAACTGAGATTGCAATCGGCGCAGCATCTGTCTCTCCGATGGGCGAAATCAGACATGTCATCATGAGCCAGAAGTGTTTCGCTCTCTATCGTGAGAGTCTACGCGACCAAGAGCGTTATATCGACACAAAGATGCTTGACGGCGGCCGCCTCGCGCTAGCGTGGAACAACGCAGTTGTCGAATCAGACCCAGTCATGGGTTTCACCGCAAACTCGACAACTGCTGGCTCTGGTTTCTACTCAGCATACTTGCTCAACTACGATGGTATCAAGCTTGTCTTCCACGCAGATGCTGACTTCGCTGTTTCTCCGTTCGAAAATTTGTCTGGCACTGACTCCAAAGCCGCGAGAATCTACTGCAAAGCCCAGCTTGTCGGTGACCACCTCGGCAGTCAGGGTCTTCTCTTCGATGCTGAGACATAATCAAAAAGAGCAAAAGGAAATATAACATGGCAACTTCTACTACAATTCAGTATCTCGGGTCTTCAATGACCTCAGCACTTGGCACGTCTGCCCCTGTGGGCGCTGCATCTAGCAACCGTTCGCAGACTGAGACGTTTCTTGCTGGTGGCTCAGTTACGGCAGGTGACTGGGTTATTTTTGACACCAGCAAGACTGGCACCAACCGCGTCCTCTATGTCATCCAGTCTCCAGCAACTGCTGGCTCTGGTCTTGTTGTCGGCGTCGCGCTTAACTCTGCAGTTGCAGATGGTCGTGTTGATGTTTGCATCGCAGGTTACGTCGCGACTGCAAACGTCGCAACACTATCTGCTGGTGCTCAGGCAAAGGGTCAGGCTATAACGACCTCAGGCGCTACAGCGGGCAGGGCTATCAAGTATGATGCCTCTGTCCATACCAACACAGGTCCGGTTGCAGTTCTCTTAGAGGATGCTGCTTCTAACGTCGCAGCGTGCTGGGTCTACAAGCGCTTCTAGTAAGAAGCTCGCTGGGTCACAAGCTGGCAAATTTGCCAGCTTGTGCTGTTTTTGTGCTGTGTAAGTCAGCACTGCGTAATACTTATTAAAAGCATAGGATGCTCTAATGAATCTCGGGACACTTCGTGAACGCTTGAAGAACAGCATGGATTACAGCCCAGAGCTACGAGCGTTTAACAACCAAATCGATTCTATCATTAATGATGCATACATGAACATCTGGACGCTTAGACGTTGGAACTTTTCAACTAAGAATCACACCCTTAAGTTCATTCCTGACATACTACCAACACGCGACACAGGAAGAACTGCAGGGGCGACTGTGACTGCTGCACTTAACAAAGGCAGCAGAGAGGTCTCGTTTTCAGGTCTCATGGACAGACTAACAGCCCAGAATTTCGAAGGAGCTATTTTCAGCGTAGAGGGTCACGAATACACCATTTCGAAGGTTGTGTCAGCTCAGAATATTCTGCTTGATAAACCTTACATTGGCACGACTGCTGCAGAGAATTCTTCATGGGAGATAAAAAAGCGCTACTACTCTCTGCCAGAAGACTGCACAGAGCTCTTGTCTCTTTCTCACAAAGACACTCCAGCTACATCTAATGGCGGTGGCCTGCCTGCGCGTGGAAAGCTTGTTGCTATCGCTCCGCGAAAAGATGAAGAGCTGAACCTTAGAGTCGATTTGAAGGCTTCATATGCTGAGGCATACGTCTGGTCACCTCCGGAAAATATCGCGCCAGGTGAGACGCTTGGGTTATCTTCTCTTGACAAGAACGACACGACTGGGTTTCAATACGACACTTATCTAGAGGTGTGCTGGGCTTTCAAGAAGAACGGCAAGATAGGCGCGCTTTCAGAACCGCAAACAATTAAATTCACGCCAGCGCAAGAAGGCGGTTTGTCTGCGTCACTAGTTATCGACTTCCTTAGTTGGGATGGTCAGCCTATAATCGCAGATACGTTCAACTCGAAAGACACCATGCCCACCCAGTATGAAGGTTACACAAAAGTTATTTTTTGGAATTCAAACTTCAACAGAACAACTGGTGAACGTCTTGGACTGCCAGCTTGGAAACACTTTAACAATGGCGGTGTCAACAGAAACTCGACGAATTACCTGCTTCCGATAACTGTCGCAGATACATCTAGCCAAGTTGTCGTCGGGTTTCTTAACAGTATAGACAGCGGAAACGCGAGATATATAGAGGTCGATGGTCTGCATCTTCGAATTCGTCCCTATCCGCGAGTCGATTCGTGGAACATCGCTGTTGAGCATCTCAACAGCGGCGCGAGTTATTCAGAGGTAGGTCAAGACTTCCTGAGAGAGGCAGAGATGAGATATCTCTATAAGCCCCCTTCTCTTGCGCAGGTTACTGATACGCCAGCAATGCATAGTGAATTCCATGACTTGATTGTTAAGCAAGCGCTTGTTGAGATGTATACGAAATGCGGAAATGTATCACTCGCTGAAGTTTATCGTTCTCGTGTAAGTGAAGGGATAAAGTCTCTTGAAAGACGCTACATCGACCATATTGAAACAAATAACGTCAGAGGTATGTTTTCATTTAACAATGGTTTGCATATGGGATGTTACGACCCACAGTCTTTAAGGAAGTTAAGCTAATGGTGACGCGACAGAAACTAAACTTTGCAAACGCTGGTGGTGTTGAACAGAGATACAAGTCACCTACAGACAACATCGCTGAAGACATCAACTGCGCAAGACAAGACCCTGTTGGAAATGGTTGGTTGTTTGACAGGGGTCTTGAACCTTGGTGGCAGCCAGGTTCGACTTGGACACCGGGACTTGACACGGCTAAAATAACTGCTCTTTTTGGCAGAACTGTTGACAGTCTGTTTGTTTGGTCGAAGCAGAGCACTGAAGAAATCTATGTTATTATTGAGAGCGGTGGCTATCTCTATTACTGGCTTGGGAATAAAGGCGGCATAGGCGCATCGAACTTTTACAATGACCTCGTCATCATTCAAACGGGCCGACACATACCCAAGCTTAACGAAGCTGGAACACAATACATCCCAGTCAAAAATCGTCTGCTCATCATCAACGGGTATGACAAGCCGATTTGGTTTTATGGACGCAATCGCTTTAGAGACTACAGCTTCACGCTTGCAACACCGTCACCTGAAGTTCTAGATATTGAACCAGAGTATATCGCTGGGTCTTATGAGCTTCGTCAAGGTATTGCATCACCAGATTTTTCGCAAAACTCTCGTATCGGCATAGGCGACAGCGCAATAGGAAAGTTCAACAACATATCTTACAAGATATCATTCATAACTGACACAGGCTCTGAGAGCCCGCTCTCTTCTCTTTCATCTGTTTCTTGGGAGACAGTGCAAGACGCAGAAAGAAAGTTTGGTATCATGCTGAAAAATCTCCCAGTCGGTGGAGACGGAGTTGTAGCTAGAAGAATATACAGAACAAAGAATCAAAAAACGCCTGAAGATGCTGGTGCCGCAGACTCGACTTATTTTTACGTTAACCAAATTAACGATAACTCGACGACAATGTTCATCGATGTTATCTCTGATTCATCGCTTGTTGATGTCTCAACATCGATTGCTGACACGTCTGTTATTTCAAACAACTATTCGTTTGGTGCGCTGTGGAATGGTCGTGTTTGGTTGGCGGGTGGAAGCTCCAATCCAACGAAAGTTATTTATTCGAAGCCTGGGCTTCCAGAACAATTTGGCGCAGCTGATTATTTTGATGTCGGAAACTCTGCAGGCGGAGCGATTACTGGGCTTGTTCCTTATTACAACAATTTGATTGTTTTGCGTCAGCGCGCAATCGACATCATTAGAATTGGGAACGGCGGTCTGCTCCAGGTGTCGCAACTACACCCAGAAATTGGAACTGTTGCAACAAACACTGCGAAGCTCGTCCCTGGAGTTGGGCTTGTGTTTCTTTCAATCGATGGGCTATACGCTGTTCAAGGTGGTCTCGACGGCGGCTCAGCAATCGATGTGACAAAAATAAGCAATGGGTTAACAAAAGAGACAGACAGAATTAACAAAGCAGCGCTAGCTAGAGCGACCGCTGTTTATTCTTCGAAAGAGCGCGAATACTGGGTTCATTATGCTGAACAGGGTCATTCATACAACAGTCGAGGAATTGTGTATCATTCAGACGCTGGAAAGTTCAGTCTTAGACATGCAGTTGATGGCGAGCCAGATTGGATGTGGGGGTTTGCAGCGCTTGCTGTTGACGTAGCTGGCAACATAATTATTGGAACACGTCCACATTGGACTGGAGGTATCTTCTCAGCAGGCAGCGATGGATATCTTGTTGGACTTCATGTATGGTGCGGAGGCGACTCATGGGGAAAAAAACTTTCATACATTAGCACTGGTCAAGCTAGTTATAATTACAACGTCTCTAACGTCTCGCTGCCTACATACCAATACGAGAGCAACTGGTTCGACTTCGGTGACAACTCAAAGAAATACCAAGTGTTCAACGTTGAATGCGAGCTCCTGTCATTCGGAAACATTCCAGTCAAACTGATGTGGGGCGTGGACAATAAGTGGTATTTGAATGATGCTGGTGAAAGATATCAAGCGCAGACAGAATATACGCAAACTACATCAGAGGACGCAGTTCTTGGAGCTGACAACAAAGTGTCTAAGAATTATTTTGTTATCGGAAAAAGTAATCTGCAAGAACCAAAGATTATACGCGTTCGCTGGGACGTCCAGACTGGTCTATGTTCGTCATTCAAGTTCAAGCTCACGCAACAAGGCTCACCGTTTCATATTCTAAGCTGGTGTGTTGGTTACGGCGGCACTGACATGCAGCCTCTAAATCAAACAGCTGGCAGTCGTAAAGGGAATCAGTGATGAAACAATGGAAAGAAATACCTGTTCTTAGAAACAGCGCAGCGCAACCATCTCAGCTCAACGTCAATCTTGGAAAGACGCTTGACGAATATAACGGCGGTCTTAATGGCTTAAACATGCCAGTTCATGCTGTCACAGACGCGCATATGAAACCTCCAGACGTCGGGTCTATTTCATCTGGAGCTGTTGACAAGTTCAACGTTAGTCTACCGAGCCAAGCATATCATTTCACAAAAATTGACAATAGAAATGTTGGTGGGACAGACATTTGGACGCCGCTGCTCCAATTAAATTTGTTGACTGACAACTGGTCGAAAGGTTGGAATAGACTCTCTGACTATTCTCCGTTCAAAGAATTTAGCGTTGAATTTGACGCGTTAGAAGGGAGTCTGGTCGGGTGCGTAACAATCGATTGGGGGCATGGGACTGATGTCATAAGAAAGTCAGAGGACGGCTTCACGATAAGCGTCAACGCTGGTTACACGTGGTGGACCGAGTGGGCAGTTTTTGTCAACGACGTTATCGTCTCTAGAAGTGGTCAAATTCCACCACGCCGCCACACCACCCAGCTTCCGTTCAACGTCCCAATTGGCTCACAGCAAGTTGACGTTCGTGTAAAGTTTATGACAAACAATTCTATCGAAATAGCACTTGATAACAGTCACGGAACAGAACTTGACGTGTTTTCAGCTACGTGCTGGGTTCGCAACGTTTATAGGTAAGAACATGTCAATCGTAGATAACAAAACTTATTTCGCAAACGGAGCAGTTACGTCAGCTTCGCAACTGAATGCTCCATATGATGCGTTATCAGCATCTAGCGTTGACGCTGACAACACTGCTACTGGGTGGATGACATACAAACATTTGACCACTGCGTCGACAGGTGCGACTGTTTTCAACGTGCCGTATGAATATTCAAACTCTACATCGACGCAGACAAATTACAACAGCACAA